TTTATATAATTTGTATATTTGCACTCAATGGGATTATTAGATAGAATTAACATATTTTCTAGAAGTAAGACTAACACGCTTGGCCCAGCAAGAGATTGGCAGTTGTGGAGGTCATTATTTTCTAATGCTAACAAGCATAAGGTAAATGTCAATCCAAAGACAAGTTTAGAAGTTCCAGCCTTTTGGAGAGCAGTAGATATTCTTTCTACACAATTTGCTGCTATAGACTTCATACCATATCGAATAAACCCAGATGATAAGACAATAGAAGAAGCAAGAACACACCCTTTATACAAATTACTCAAGTATAGACCATCTCCTCACTACGATACATTTACATTCCGAGAAACAATTATGCGTAGGTTGTTGAATGGCTCTCCAAAGACTAGTGCTGGAAATGTATTAGTAGAGATTGTAAGAAACAGTCAAGGATCCGTTCAAGAGTTAAAAATTATAGACGAGAGGTTTCAGATTATCCAGGATGACGAGATGACTTATTATGACTTGGAAACAAGTCAAAGGCTTTTGAGATATGATGAAGTTTTACATTTTAAAGCATGGGGATTTGATGGGATAAATGGCGAGAATCCTTTAGTATATTTAAACAACACTTTTGGAAGAGCCATATCTGAATTAAGACACGCTGCATCTTATTACGGTAATGGAGCACAAGTAGATTTAGTATTAGAAACAGAATTGCCTCTAAACAACGAACAGAGAAAGATAATAGAGCAGTCCTGGGAACACAAGTATAGTGGACCAGATAGTCAAGGCAAGACTGCATTATTAAGTCATGGAGTTAAAGCGAAGCCATTAGGCAAAGGCGTTAGCGAGTCAGACATTAATTCAAGAAAACTAACTGTAGAGGACATATCAAATATAACTGGTGTTCCTCTTCCTTTACTTGCACAAATTGATGGTAGATACAATTTAGAGTTCTTAAATAGGCTATTTGTTCAGTACACATTGAGAGGTTGGTGTAAGCGATTTGAGAGTGAAATGAATAGTAAGTTGTTCTCTGATAGAGAACTTGGTAAGATTGAAGTTAGGTTTGATTTGAGTGGATTAATGCAAGGAGATTTACAAGCACAAGCATCATTCTTTAGAGAGATGTATAACATACGAGTTCTTAATCCTAATGAGATTAGACAACAGTTAGGTAAGAATCCGTATGAAGGTGGCGATAGGTATGGTATGCCATTAGCTTCTAACAGTACAGAAGTTCCTCAACAACCTACTGACAACGTAAATACTGAAGAAGATGCCATATAACGATTATCCACAGTCAGCAGTAAACAATGCTAAAAGAGCATTAAAGCACAAAGAAGAGAATGGATCATCTTGTGGCACTAGAGTTGGTTGGGTAAGAGCATCACAAATTGCTAGGAAAGAAAATCTTTCAGTTGATACGATTAAGAGGGTTTATAGCTTTTTAAGTAGAGCAAAGACATACGACCAAGGCAAATATACTGATGAGAATGGCAAAGAGATTTGTGGCAGTATTATGTATGATGCCTGGGGTGGAGATAGTATGAAAACATGGGCAGAACGAAAGCTGAACAGTTTACCAGAAAACGAAAGAAACATGCATTTAAACTTAAATACAACATTAAATGAAAGGCACATTAAAGATGTGGTTGAAACGCAAGACAGTTACATTATTGAGTTTTCTAAACCGCATGAAGAAGGCGATGGATATGAGGACACGAATGGAGATAATGATCAAGATGTGGTTGAGCAGATAGATGATGCTGGTTATAAAAAGCCTAAACAAATGAGAGAGATTAAGGGTAACTCTATTCAGCGTTCTGCAATAACTGTAGGAGGCAATAGAAGAGTAAGTGGCTATGGTATTGTGTTTAACTCTGATTCTTTACCATTAGTCATTCACGACAGAAGTAATGGTTTTGTAAAGGTATATGAGAGAATTACGAGGGAGTCGATTCAAGAGGCAGATATGACAGATGTAATTGCAGCCTTTAACCATAACTTTGAGAAATTAATGGGTAGAACGACTTCTAACACTTTACAATTAAGTATTGATGACAAGGGGGTTTTTTATTCGTTTGAAGCACCTCCAACACAAGCTGGAGATGATTTATTAACGCATTTACAAAGAAAAGAAATTAGTGGAAGTAGTTTTACTTTTACTATTGATGCGGAGGAAGGATATGATATAATAGAAAGAGGAGATGGTTCATTGGAAGCTACTCCTAAACGTATAACTAAAATATATGAAATGGGTCCTGTAATTAATCCAGCCTATCCAATGACAACTGCTGAAAACAGAAGCCAAGGCTTATTTGATGCAGTTACTAGTCATTTGAACAGAAAGGTTGAAGAAGATAATCAATTAGAAGAAAGAAAACAAGATGATGCTGAATTGCTAAAAGCAAAGGCAGAACTTGAATTATTTGTAATAGAAAATTGTTAATAATGAAAAAAAGTGTAGAGTTGCGAGAACTAAAATCGCAAAAAGTAGAAGAGTTGCGTTCACTTATAAATTCAGATAAATTCAATACTGAAGAAGGTAAAACCAACTCTGACAATTTAAAGAGAGAGATTGAAGATCTAAACTCTCAAATTGCTAACGTTGAGTTTGTAGAATCTCAAGAAAAAGTTGAGGTTAAGAAAAACTCTGATGTTAGACGTAATGTAGTTAAGCCTACTGAAGAAGAAAGATTTACAGAGAAGTTCTCTATTTTAAGAGCAATCAATTCTGCTGCTACTGGTAAGGCATTGTCTGGAGCAGAAGCTGAAGCGTATGAAGAAGCACAGAGAGAAGCTAGGTCTTTCGGTCAAGATTTAAGTGGTAATGTCGGAGTGCCAGGATTCGTAATGAATAGAACTGCTACTTCTCCATCTCAAAACGTAACAACAAGTGCTGATGGTGGATATGGCGTGTTTACTGATTTTGCTGGACACATTGCTCCATTGAGACCTCGCCCAGTAGTTGAACAAGCTGGTGCAACAGTTATTAGAGGTGCTACTTCTAATTTAAGATTCACAAAGAACTCAACTGTTAGTGTTTCATGGGAGGGAGGCGAAAATGATAGTAATAGCGAATCGGTAAGTAGTTTTAGTGTTTTAGACCTCTCCCCTAATAGACTGGGAGCGTTTTCAGACATCTCAAAGCAGTTAATGTTACAGTCTACTCCAGATGTTGAGGCTATTGTGATGGAAGAGATTAGAAGAGCAATTGAGAATGCGGTTGATAGTGCCGCTATTAATGGTAGTGGAAGTAGTGGAGAACCTACTGGTATATTAAATGATGGAGGGATTGGAGTAGTGGCTATTGCTACAAATGGAGGTGCAGTTACATTTCAGCACGTTGTAGACTTGGAAAAAGAAGTAGCAATCGACAATGCAGATTTTGGTAGATTGGCTTACATCACTAACCCACAAGTTAGAGGCAAGTTAAAGACTACTGAAAAGGCTACTAATACTGCTCAATTTATTTATACTGATAGTGCAGTAGGTGCTGGAGAGATGCCTAGAGGATTGGTTAATGGTTATAACGCAATGATATCTACCAATGTACCATCTGATTTGACTAAAGGTAGTGGTACTGGTTTGTCTGCAATGATTTATGGAGCATTTAACGCTTTATACATCGCACAGTTTGGTGGATTAGACATCGTTATTGATCCTTACACACTTTCTAAGAATGCCGTAGTTACTATGGTTGTGAATAGCTGGTGGGATATGGGATTGAGATGGCCATCACACTTTGCTGCGATTAAAGATATTGACTTAACTGCTTAATAGGAAAATATGACAAAGGTTAGATTTTTAAAGAGTCCTACTGGGACACATAAGTTAGCTTATAACGTAGGGGAAGTAGGATTTGTTAATGATGAAGTTGCAAAAGATTTGGTAAACAAGGGCATTGCAACATTAGTACAAGAACAATCTGCTTCAGTTGGATTCTCTGACGATAAGCAAGGAGATACTGTTAAGACTCAATATAAATCTACTAAAAGTCGTAAAACCAATAAGTAATGGCATTTTTTAAAGTAATAAGTGTACCATCTACTGAACCAATCACTTTAAGTGAGGCTAAAAACTATTTAAAAGTAGAAGATAGCTATACAGATGATGATACGCTTATTACTGCCATTATTACTTCTGTTCGGCAATATATAGAAACGTATCTATCGACTGCATTAATTACACAAACAATAGAAGAGAAGTGGGATTACTTTGAAGTTAGAGACTATCAACTTAGACAAAACTTTAATCTTGGAGTTAATCCAGTTCAAAGTGTTACAAGCATTACTTATGTTGATACAGATGGAGATAGTCAGACTTGGAGTGCGAGTGAATACGTTGTAGACACACATAGACCAGTTGCTCGGATTGGATTAAAGAATGGTTATACATGGCCCTCAATACAAGATGAGATTAATGCTTTAACAGTAACTTATGTTGCTGGTTATGGCAATAGTGGTTCAAGTGTACCTGGGAACATTCTTCAAGCAATGCGATATTTGATTGCTACATATTATGAGAATAGAACAGATCATTTAGCTACTCTTCCAACTGCAAGTAGAGTTATTTTAGATAATATTAAGTACGGAATGGGAATTGGTTTCTAATGAGGTATCTAAAGAGTGAAAAGATTGGTAACTTAAATCGTAAAGTTAAAATTCAACAAAGAACAATAACAAGAAACTCTTATGGGGAAACTGA